ACTTGCAAGTCGAAGGATTGCAAAAATGCCTCCAGATGAATATGCAAGAGCTAAAGAATTATGGTATACTGTTAAAGAATTAGATTTGCCGCAAAAAGAAAAGGAATATGTTTTCGAAGAATTCGACAATAATCTTACTGCGGAAGAAAAAGAAAGTGCTGTAGTAAATAGACCAATAGGAAATTATTACTATAGAGCAGTAAATCTCGGACACAATCAGTATAAGATTTATGCAAAAGATATGATAGACAGACCCCAAGATGTCGTTGACGAAGTTCTCTCAGAGATGTTTGGAAGCAACTGGAGGGAGTTATTGGATGAGTAATGAAATACAAAAAGAATTGATTCAAAAGCTTTTCGCTTTATTTCATAGCGAAAATTATATTTATAGTGTTTTAAGTGCTCTGAAAGAAGATGATGAGAGGAAGCAGCTTATCAACTTTCTTTCTGATGCGGTAAACCCAACCAAAACAGATGTCGAAGTAAAGATTATGTCAATTAGAGAACAGATATGAAAAGTCAAAGCATCGGATATCCGGTGCTTTTTTGGTGGAGGAAACAATGGTAAGTAGGAGCAGGTCACCTGACAAGACAACAACATAAACGGATAAGGAGGGTAGTTATGGCTAGGAAAGGACGCCAGACACCTACCAAATCCGTGATTCTTCCGTACGATAAGACATATGGCACGCAAGCAACAAAGCTTTATGCCCTTACTGGTAATAACCTGATTGAGTGGCAGCAGGATTTGCTAAAGCCAATCATGGCAGTCAACGAACAGGGAAAATGGATACATCTTAAGTTCGGATATGCAGTACCGCGTCGAAATGGCAAGACTGAAAGTGTATATGCTCGTGAGATGTGGGGACTTCTGACAGGAGAGAACATACTACATACAGCCCATAGGACAGATACAGTTCATTCATCTTGGGAAAGAATGTACGATTTGCTTAGAATGGCTGGAATACCAATAGAGCATTTCTATCGTGCAAGCGGTAAAGAGCATATCTATATTAAGGGTGGAGGCCGTATCGAATATAGAACCAGGACAAACAGTGGTGGACTTGGTCGTGGCTATGACCTTCTTGTAATCGATGAGGCACAAGAGTACACAGAAGCTCAGGCAACAGCTCTTACTTATATCACATCAGCAAGTAAGAATCCTCAGACCATATATCTGGGAACGCCACCGACAGCCACATCAGCGGGGACAAAGTTTCAAGAGTATCGAGAGAACATCTTGACGGCACAGAAGCTAGATGGCGGATGGGCTGAATGGTCGGTTGAGGAACAAAGAGACCCTAACGATAAAAAGGCATGGTATGAAGCAAATCCATCTCTTGGAATATTGATATCTGAAAGAGCTGTTAGGTCGGAATTTGACGGAGACATTGTAGATTTTAATATCCAGCGTCTGGGATTGTGGCTTGCATATTCTCAGAAGTCGGAGATATCTGATGTAGAGTGGAAGGCGTTAATCCCTAAGAAGATGCCAAAGCTTAGCAGCAGGCTATTTGTCGGAATCAAATATGGTATCGACGGTGCTAATGTGTCAATGTCTATAGCAGCAAGAACAGCGTCAGATAAGATTTTTGTTGAAGCAATTGATTGTAGACCTATAAGTCGCGGTAATACATGGCTTCTCAAATTCTTAAAGGCGGCAGATGTTGAAAAGGTTGTGATAGATGGTGCAAGTGGTCAAGAGCTTCTCAAAAATGCGATGAGAGAAGAGCGTATAAAACCTATCCCGGTACTTCCTAAGGTGGGAGAGGTTATATCAGCCAATTCTTTATTTGCCCAGGGAGTTGAAGCTCAGACTATACGGCACATGGGACAAAAGTCCTTATCAGATGTTGTAACCAATAGCGAGAAAAGAACGATTGGCACGAAAGGTGGTTTTGGTTACAGGACATTTCTAGCCGGAGCTGATGACAGCCTGATGGATAGTGCTATACTTGCCTACTGGGCTTGCAGTACGACGAAGAAGAAAAAGAAAAAACAAAGAGTTGGTTATTAAAGAGCATCCTCAAGGGTGCTTTTTTAATACAAATTTACGCTCACCACGCGGATTTGAAGTGGGTAGAAAGGAATTGAACATGGGAGAATTTACACCAATTAACACACAGGAAGAGCTTGATACAATCATTAAGGAGCGTCTCACAAGAGATAGAGAATCTCAAAGCAAGAAGTACGCTGATTATGATGACCTGAAGAACAAGGTCACAGAGTACGAGGGCAAAATCAAAGAATATGAAGAGACTATTGCAAAGTATGATGAAAAGCTAAAGGGAATCGCTGACAAGGATAAGGAGATTGAGGAGCTTAAGGGCAAGGTTAAAGCACACGAAACCAGTTCGCTTAAAGCAAAGATAGCTCATGAAATGGGCTTGCCTTATGGATTGTCAGGAAGATTGTCCGGAGAGGATGAGGAAGCAATTAAGAAGGATGCAGAGTCTTTAAAAGCGCTCATCGGCGATAGTGAGCCAAGAGCTCCGGGAGTATCAACAGAACCTGCCGGTGACAATTCAAAAGATGCAAGTAAAGCAGCAATGAAAAATGTACTTAATGGATTGAAAGGAGAATCATAATGGCAACACAGGGCAGAGGGACATTATTTGATCCCGTATTAGTAACAGATTTATTCAACAAAGTAAAAGGTAAGTCGTCTGTAGCAAAACTTGCTAACCAGACACCAGTAGCATTTAACGGTAATAAGGAATTCACATTTTCTATGGATTCAGAGATTGATATCGTTGCGGAGAACGGTGCTAAGTCTCACGGTGGAATCACAGTAGCACCGGTTACAATTGTACCTATCAAGTTTGAGTATGGTGCACGTATATCTGATGAGTTCATGTATGCTACAGAGGAAGAGCAGATTAATATATTAACTGCATTTAATGATGGATTTTCTAGGAAAGTTGCACGAGGTCTTGACCTTGCAGCATTCCACGGAGTTAATCCAAGAACTGCCTCAGCATCAGCAGTTGTTAACGGTAATGACTTAGATCATAAGATTACATCATTTATAACATATGCATCAGCAACGGCTGACGATAACCTAAATGATGCTATTCAGGCAGTTAATACAGCTGATGGAGACGTAACAGGTATTGCAATGTCTCCGGCATTCGCCTCAGCAATGTCAGCAATCAAAGTTAATGGTGTTCGCCAGTACCCTGAATTTGCTTTCGGCGGTAGACCTGACAGCTTCCACGGATTAGGTCTTGATGTTAATAGAACTGTATCGGATATGGATGTGACCGATGCTGCGTCATACTCTTATGTAGGTGACTTCGCTAACGCTTTCAAGTGGGGATATGCTAAAGAGATTCCCCTTAAGGTTATTGAATACGGTTGTCCTGATAACGATACAGAAGCTGGAGACCTTCAGGGACACAATCAGGTATATCTTAGAGCTGAGGTTTATCTTGGATGGGGAATCCTGCTTCCTTCATCATTTGCTAAGATTCGTACAGCAAAAGGATAATCAATGAAATATAGGAATAAAGTCACAGGTGCTATTCTGGAAGTATCATCTGAATTAAGCGGTAGTGTCTGGGAGGAAATATCTTCCCAGGCAAAAGCCGTTAAGCAGGCAGATGAGACCAAAGAAAAGAAACCGGCTAAAAAGAATCAGCCCAAAGGAAAGGAATAGTTATGTCTGATTTTGCGACTGTAGATGACATTATCAATCTTAAGAGAGAGCTTACAGCCCAGGAACAGGAAAGAGCAGGGTATCTGATACCTGTCGTTAGCAATATTGTTCGCGAACAGGGTAAAGCAACTAACAAAGATATAGATCAAATGGTTAGTGAGTCCGCTTCCTATGCTGATGTTGTGAAATCAGTTGTTGTGGGAGTGGTGCTGCGTGAGCTTGACACACCGGCTGGTCAACTGCCGGTCACACAACAGACAGAATCCACAGGTGGTTTATCTCTTACATATTCCTTACCAAATGCAAGCGACACGATAAGACTTTGGCCAAGCGATATCAAATTACTGGGTCTAAGAAAACAACGTATAGGTGTTATCGAGTTTTGGGAGGGAGAAGATGAGTAGGGTGTTATCTTTTTGGAATCAAACCATAACACGGATAAGACCGGGTGTGAAGTCTGTAAGAGGGCAGGATATACCGGACTGGGACAATGCTGATGAACTTATTATTGAGAATTGTTCAGTGCAGCCTAACGGGACTACATTATCACAAGATGGTAGGGTATTAGGAATAAGCCAAGGACTTACTGTGTATGCTCCTGCAGACGCAGATATTTTTGCAGGTGATAGAATTAAATACCAAAATGATGTTTATACCATAGACGGAGAATTGCAAAGATGGCCTTCTCCAACAGGAAGGCTTGAACACATTCGGTTTAATATTGTGAGGTGGCAAGGATAATGAGCGGACATGTAAGGATAGAGTTTAATTCTAAAGGGTTTAAGGAAATCTTAAATTCGAACGGTACAAAAAACGTTATAGAATCTGCCGCAAAGAAGATTCAAAGTAGAGCTAATGGAAACCTTACTAAGAAAAGCGAAGGATATTCCGTGAAATCATGGCGTGGTAATTATGGCGGTGGTAGATGGATATCATCAGTTAGGACAACAGACCATAACAGCATGGTAGAAGAATCAGAGAATAAAGCACTTTCAAGGGCGGTGAGTAGCTAATGGAAATTAAGAGAAGTATAGACATTGAAGATACAATCCGAAAGCTGTTAGCTGATTATTATACGGCTTATGTAAGACCCTTGCCG